AAAGCAGAAGCATATCATCATAACCTAGATACTATTAAACAAGAGCTCTTATTAACAGGCGATTTCGATTTAGAGTGCGGTATGATCATTAACTTAGATCTCTTAAAGACTGCTGATATCACTGAAGAGATGATAGCGAGCGAAGAATTTAAAGATGAAACCTTATCAGGAAACCACCTAGTGACTGGTATTGTACATCATTTCAGTAGTGACGGTTATTTTATGAATGTAACGGCGAAAAAGGATTCATTTATAAAAGAATTGAAAGGTATAAAGGGCGAGACATAAAATGATAAAGAGAAGAGATGATCAGTATATAGACGGTATTTTTACTTGGTTCACTGGTATTATAAGAGATATCGACGATAAAGAAAATTTAAATCGCGTAAAGGTACAAGCGCTTGGTTTTTATGCTGATGATATACCAACAGCTGATTTACCTTGGGCGACTGTTATGATGCCGGTCACCGCAGCTTCCCTACAAGGGAACGGAGGTAATCACCATTTAGAAGTAGGTACATGGGTCGTAGGATTCATGAGAGATGGTCCGAGTGCACAGGATCCTATGGTCATGGGTAGTATAGCGACTCAAACAGAAGGAACACAAGATACACCATCTACAAGTAGTACAACAAATAAGGTACATCATACAAAGGCTGGCCATAAGATCGAGATAGAAAATAAGGAAGGCGACGAAACAATTACAGTACAACACGCAAAGGGTGCTAAGTTAGTTATAGATAAGGATAACAATATGTCTATATCAGGCGTTAAAGATTTCTCTTTAGCCAACTCAGGGACGACAAGCATCAGCAGTGTAGGTGCTATTACAATAACATCTTCTGAAAAAACAACGATTGTATAATGGCAGATCTACCAAAGTTAGAGGTACCTGAGCTCGAATGCGCTGAGGTTATATTACCTACACCTGCAAACTTCACAAATTTTTTCGGTGGGCTAGCAACGCTGCCGGCAAAACTCTTAGCGTTAGCAGAGAATATGGCTGAAGAAGAACGCGATAAGTTTTTAAAGCAGTCAGAAGATTTACAGAAGATACTAGACGATATAAGAGAGTTCTTTGGTCCTTATGATCCTAAGTTAAAGAAGCTGAGTATCCCTGAAAAGGAATGGGAGATTATGGTACAGAGACTGCTTGAAGAATATCCTATGTATGTACAATCTAAAATTATGGAACTCATAGGGGTTTTATTTCCACTTGAAGTGTCCCTACCTATACTAGGGCTTAATATAGACGTCGTGAAATTAGTCACAGATAGGGAATATTTAACTCAGCTACAAGCTGATATTGCTGGCTTTGGCGCTGATGTTGAAGCTCAGATTGCTGATCTTGGAGATGATTTATCTGCTGAAGAATTACAGAAACAGATTGATAAGCTTCGTAACGATAAAATTGATAGCCTATATGATCTCTTACCAGATGAATACAAATACTTTGATGGTGAATATGGATTAGAGAATCAAGAACTTAAATCAAAACAGATTATGGACTATATAAAGAATGAATCAACTAAGTTTATGAACGGTCAATTGTTTAGCGGCTTTGGTGGTTTAATAGATCTGTTTGATGAAATATGGAGTGCATTAGGTTTACCGTCGCTGCCTGTTCCGTTAACTGGACCTGACGTAGGTGCTATGATCAAGGCGATTATAGATGCAGAAAAGGCGAAGATGGATACAGAGCTTGCGAAGCTGAGTCAACCTAATCAAATAGATAAGGATAAGTTATTAAGAGAGATGCATGAGAGTATTATATCGCAGCTAGAAGATCTCGAGATACTTGGGTTTAAAATATCGTCGCTGCTTGGAGGTGACTTTACGGAGAGTACAGAAACTTTGGATTTTAAAATCGCGAGGATATCTGCTAAGTTAAAGGAGTTTAGAGAAAATTGGCAGACATACCTATTAAAGAAATGGATGGAGAAAGTAACGTCTTTCTTTGATGCAATCGGTTTAGGTGCGCTGACTGAGTGGATAACCTTTACGTTCTGTGATTTTCTTAAGCTGATAGGTATACCAACGACGGTCGATTTAAGTTCTCTGAGTAATATTACAACAATAACAGAAACAGTCGCTGGATTAGAGTCACAGATACCAGAAACTAGCTGATAAAAGATATAAATAACTATATGGCAACGTTATATACAGGCGATAAACAAATATCAGGTAATTTAGAGCAGGCTAAAGTCGTCTCTCGTAAGAAGCCTTGGAGAGATTTAGATTTAAGTTTAAAGATACATCCTATACGTAAAGATATTATACCGTTAAAAGACGATGCTGCAATTAAGAATGCTGTCAGAAACTTATTAGTAAGTAATTTTTATGAGCGTCCTTTTCAAGATGATTTAGGCGCTAACCTTCGCGGTTTATTATTCGAGCCTGCGGGGATTATTACTACAATACAATTAAGAGATAGTATACGAAGAGTATTAAATAAATACGAGCCACGTATCGCAGTCACATCAATAGACATTACTGATTTAAGTCAAAACAATTCTTATAAGATAAAAGTTAAATTTAAAATAAAAGAATATGATTCAGCTGAGGCAGTTGAAATTATATTACGTAGGTTAAGGTAAAATAAATGGCAACTAATTTAAACGTAACAGAACTTGATTTTGCTGATATAAAGCAGAATTTAAAAAATTTCCTTAAACAACAATCAGAGTTTAATGACTATGATTTTGATGGAAGTGGATTAAATGTTTTATTAGATGTATTAGCGTATAATACTCATTATAACGCTTTAAATGCTCACTATAGTTTAAATGAGTCCTTTTTAGACTCAGCTCAAATACGTGGTAATGTTGTTACTCGTGCAAAACTCTTAGGTTATACTCCTCGTTCAGTATTAAGTCCACGAGCTCAAGTTGATATTGTTGTTAATGTCGCAGCTGAAGTAGGAACTAAACCTACAATATTAGAATTAAGTCGTGGTACTAAATTAAAAACCGTTGTCAGTGGAGAAGAATTCCAATACGTAGTTTTAGAGACTCAACAAGCAACATTAAGCGCGGTAACTGCAAATACATATCAATTTAATGATGTGGTTATTTCAGAGGGATCAATAAGAGAATTAAAATACAGAGTTGATAATGATATAGAGAATCAGAAATTTCAACTCTCAGACTTTGATGCAGATACATCAACATTAAGAGTTCGAGTACAGTCAAACGAAGAGTCTTCTTCTTTCGATGTATATACAAAATTTGAAAGTTTAAAAGATGTTGACTCTACATCAAAGGTTTATTATTTACAAGAAAATCCAAGCGGCTATTATGAGGTATTTTTTGGCGATGGCGTAACAGGTTTTAAACCGTCTAATAATAATGTGGTGACAATAGACTACGTTACAACAGAAGGTAAGGAATCAAATGGTGCTAATAGTTTCTCAATGGTAGATAATATCGGTGGCTTTGGTACAATAACTGTTACTCTTGATACAGCAGCTGCTGGTGGAGTAGATGCAGAGACAATGGAGTCAATAAGATTTAATGCTCCTTTAACCTTTATTGCTCAAAACAGAGCTGTAACCGCTGATGATTACTCAGCCATTATTAAAAAGGAATTTAGTAATATTGATTCTATATCAACATGGGGAGGAGAAGATAATGATCCACCTGATTATGGTAAAGTTTATATTGCAATTAAACCTTTATTAGCTGATAATTTAACGACTGCAGAAAAAACAGATATTACTGGCGCAATATTAAAAGGTAAGAATGTTGTTTCCATTACACCAGAGATTGTAGATACTAATTATACTAATTTAGAATTAGATGTTGCATTTAAATATAATCCAAATTTAACAGATAGAAGTTCTGTTGAATTACAATCAGTGGTAAGAGATACCATTTCAGATTATAATTTTAATAACTTAAATAAATTTGATGGTGTATTTAGGCATTCACAATTAACTAGCGCAATCGATAATTCTGATCCATCAATATTGAATACAATTGTACGACCAAGAATGTTTCAAAGTATTACTCCTGTTAATAATGCAACTAATAATTTTAGTCTTTCTTTTGTTGCTCCATTCTATCAGAGTGGTAACTCAACAGCGTTTATATTAACATCATCTGCATTTAAAATTAATGGTGTAGATCATTTCTTTGGAGACATTCCAATTTCAGGTTCAACAAAAAGAACTGTCATTGTTTATAAAATAGTAAATCTTATTAATGTAACCGTTATTCCAAATGCAGGAGAGATTGATGTAGATAAAGGTACTATGATTTTAAATAATTTTAGACCAGATGATACAACAGCAATTAAAATAACAGTATTACCAAATTCATTAGACTTAGCTCCAAAACGAGATCAGTTAATATCTATAGATAATAGTTCAGTAGTTATTACTCCAGAGATTGATACCATTGCAGTTGCAGGTTCAGCTGGAAGTATTACATATAATACAACATCAAGATTTAAACAATAATGCCTCATAAAACTACATTAACTCCAGGTGCGATCGAAGTCGATCACGGGAGTTTATCTGAAACAAAAGAAGATCTTCGTATTGATCAATTAATACCTTCTGAGATATTAGAAGATAAAGATCAACTTACAAAATTTTTAGAAGCTTATTACACGTTCATGAATATGGACGAGTTTATATATCAAGAGACAGAAACTTTTAATGATGTAGTATTAAATAATCAAGTACAATTTAGAATACCTGATCCAAATAACGAAAACAATAGATTCTTTACAGATGAAACGGGTGCTGATTCAGTATTAGTACTTACAGATCCAAGTGGAGCAACTGATACTATTTCATTATCAGACGTCAATGTAGCAATTACTAATGGTAATGAATTACCTGGATCGCTTGTTAATTCAACATCTGAAATTGGTAAGACATATACTATTAATGGACTGAGTGGATATAATAACCATACTGCTAAATTAACTACAATTGTTAAATACTGGGTTGGTCCTGGACCTTCTTATATCATGAATACAATTGAAAGCGCGATGGATATTGATCGTAACGCTCAAAATTATTTAGAGTTAATGCAGAAAGAAATTGCTGCAACAATTCCAAGAGACCTAACAGTAAATAAAAGAACATTATATAAACAAATTATTGACTTCTATAAATTACGTGGTTCAGCAGATAGTATTGAAATATTTTTTAAAATACTTTTTAATGACGAAGTTGAAGTAGAATTTCCATATGATTCAGTATTAATACCATCATCTGGTAATTGGGAAGCAAATGCTGCTCTTGCAAAGGGTGGCCAATATTTAGATCATAAAGGATTCCTTTCATATAATATTAAATTACATGATAGTTTAAAATATCAAAAGTTTGCTTATTTAATTAAGACAGGTAAAAACTTAGGTGATTGGGAACTTTCATATGATAGATTAGTACATCCAGCTGGGTTTATTTACTTTGCTGAAATATTAATTTTCTTACAATTAACTGGAGCTGTTTTAACTGATGCATTAACATTAAGTAGAATGCCAGGAGAGCAACCAGGTATTATAGGACCTGAAGATATACCAGTTCTTGTTGAAATGTTTGTTTCAATGTTCTTACCACAAACAACTGCTAAGATACATCGATCAGGTACACTCTCACTTGATCTTAAAAATGGAGTCATTAATAGTACAACAATAACATCAGGAGGGAGTGGTTATACTAGCGTTCCAGCAGTTACTTCAGTTGACAGTGGAACGCCAAGTGGCTATACGACGGCAACATTAACCGCTGCACTTACTAACGGATCCGTTTCAGGTATTACTATAGGTAATGGTGGAAAGGATTATAATGTACCAACACTTACCATTGCTGCTCCATCAGCAATAACATTTGATGGAAGTGATGATGAGGTATTAGGTACAGGTATTGTTAATATTACAAATAATACAATTAAATTAACAAGTGCTCAACAGTCTGCTTTACCAGTTAATTCAATAGTTACATATAGCTCAGGTTCAGGTGGTGGAGCAATTCCTGGATTAGTTTCCGGAGACCAATATAGAATACATACATCTTCTGGCAGTAAAGTTAAATTAAAAGCTTTAAGTGGATCTGAAACAGAAATTGATATTACAGGTGCGGGTTCTGGTACAAATCATTCATTTACTGGTACAACAGCGACTGCAACAGCAGCAAAATTAGATGGAGCTTTAGAAGCAGTCACTATTGCAGAACCTGGATTTGGTTATGCATCTGCTCCAGCAGTATCATTTAGTGGTATTGATGTAGAAGGTCAAACAGGTGTAGCACCAGTAGTTACTATTGGTATTGATTCAAAAGGAAGATTAGATCAAGATAATATTACTATAGTCAGTGAAGGATCTAATTGGTCTAACTTATTTGGACAAGTCGCAGGAAATACAAATGCTGGTAAAATAGCAGAACTTGAAGCAATTGGAAGATCAGATAAGAGATATACAACTGCACCAAGTATAATATTCCCAGAACCACAAGCAAAAGATGCTTTAGGTAATTTACTTTCAACTAACGTAACAGCAACAGCTGCATTTGCATTAGATAGTGAAGGCGAAATTACAGGAGTAACTATCACTAATGCTGGTAACGGTTATCTTATAGATCCAGAGGTAAGATTAGGCTCAGCAGTTAATAATGAAATCAGAGTTGCTGATCAACAAGAAATATTAGATTTAAGTTTAAATCATAATGATGTAGATACATTAATAACAGAAGTTAAAGTAAATCCAAAACAAGCAACTGGCTCACAAGATGGTAGAACATTATTTAATGGTGGTAGAATTAGAGATAATGTAATAGGAATAGTTACTTCAGTAGCTGTAAATGCTGGTGGTAGTGGATATTCTTCAGCCACAGTAACATTTAGCGGAGGTGGAGCAACTGTTCAAGCTACTGGTACTGTAACTCTTACAAGTGGCGCAGTTTCTGCTATTAATATAATAACTGGTGGATATGGATATACATCAGCTCCAACTGTGACTATTTCTGGTGATGGTAATAATGCTACAGCAACAGCAAATGTTAATTTAAATTGGACTACAACACAATCATCTAGTTCAGCAGTTAAATTTTTACCAGAACATAGAGTCAAAGTGGTAAACTCAAATTTTAGAACCATTATAAATAATGGATATAAACAAAGGAAAGGTCCAGAGAACTTCTTTACGAGTCCTAGACTTTATAACACTAACCAAACAATTGAGTTTTTAGGTTCAAATACCATTGAAACTATCAACTCAAATGATATAAATAAATATAACACAAGTACATTTGTACACATAGAATAAGCAGGAAAGCAGCATGGCAGCAATAGTAACATCAAATTTTAGAACTTTAAATGCAGGACATTTTAAGGATCAAGTAGAAGGATCAAGTGTTTATGTATCTATAGGTAAATCAGACGTATGGTCATTGACCACATCTGATACAACAGATACAACACCATTTACTCCAGGCGATCGTTTAGATGACTTAGGAGAAGCAAGAGCAAATCTCATTGGTATGAAGAAAATCGTAGCAGCTGATATTGCTCATGTTGTACCAAGAAAAACTTGGACTTCTGGTAGATCTTATGTAGCATGGGACTCAGATAATGCATCTATTTTTGATGAAGATTTCTATATTATTACAGCAGAATTTAAAGTATATAAATGTATTAAAGCTGGAGGCGGTGTTTCCAGTATTCAACCAACACAAACATTAACTAATCCAACAGCTGAGTCAGATGGTTATACATGGAAATATATGTATACAACAGGTGTTGCAGACGCTGAGAAATTCTTAACAAATAGTTATATGCCTGTAAAAACAATTTCACTCAGTGCAGATGCTATTGTTTCAGTAACAACATCTTCAAGCACAACAGTAACTCTTACAGAAACTGTACCAGAAATTGGTGTTGGTATGACAGTATCAGGTACAGAAATATCAGGCACTCCAACAGTTTCAGCAATTAATGGTTCAGTACTTACTTTATCAGCAGCACAGAGTATTGATATATCTTCTTCAGGGGATCCTAAATTAACATTTGCATATGCTGCAGATGCTGATGCAGAAGCTGTGTTATCAGAAGCAGACTATGCTCAATACTTAAACCAAAAAGCATCAAGAGATTCTTCAACGGCTGCAGGTATTGAAAGAATCGAAGTAACAGCAGGTGGAACAGGTTATACATCTGCACCAACAGTTGCTATTACAGGAGACGGTTCAGGCGCAACTGCTACTGCTACTATTTCAGGCGGAGCGGTTACAGCAGTCACAGTAAACAATAAAGGAACAAATTATAGAGTAGTAGATATTACATTCTCAGGTGGCGGCGGTTCAGATGCTGCGGCAAGAGCAGTTCTAGCACCTAAAGGTGGACACGGAACAGACCCAGTATCAGAACTTGGTGGATTCTTTATTTCATTAAATACTAAATTAGATGGTAATGATGGCGGAGATTTAACAGTAGATAATGATTTTAGACAAATCATGCTGTTTAATAAACCAAGATTATATAACGCAACTCCGCTTGCAGGTTTAGTTGCAACTGCAGATACATTAAAAGCTACAAGCTTTCTAGGTATTCATACAGGTAATACAACTCATAATGCAACTGATTTTACAGTTGATGAATTATTAGTAGGACAAACTTCTGGAGCTCAAGCTTATTTAGTAGAAAAAGATACTACAAATAATAGATTAAGGTATCATCAAAACGATAAAACTGGATATAAAGCTTTTACTTCTACAGAAGATGTTGTTGGTCAAACAAGCACAAAAACATGTACATTAAATGCTTTAGGTAATCCTGAAGTTGATCGTCATAGTGGTGATATATTATTCTTAGAGAATAGAAATCCTATTAACAGATCATCAACACAGATTGAAGATATAAAAGTAATTATAGAATTCTAATATAAATAATATTAGTAAGAGAGATTTATGGCAACAACAGTAGTAAAAAACGATTTCACAAATTATACACTTGATGATTTTGATGAAACAAAAAATTATCATAGGATTCTTTTCCGACCAGGATATTCGGTTCAAGCAAGAGAATTAACACAGTTACAAACATCCCTTCAAGCTCAAATAGATCGATATGGTCAATTTGCATTTAAAGATGGTTCAAGAGTTGTAAATGGTAAAGTTACACTTAATGTAGAATATGATTTTATCAAAATAAGTTCTGCATCCTTTACACCTACTATTAATAGTTATAGTGGAAGTGCTATAGCAAATCCAGATAATTACTTAGATGAATTTGTAGGAACAACAATTACTTCAGCAAGTGGAGTTACTGCAGTCGTTCAACAAGTTGTTGCAGGCATAAATAGTGATCCTGCTACACTTTTTGTTAGATACACAAATTCAGGTACAAATAATACTACATCAACATTTGTAGGAGATGAAGAATTCTTTTCAAATGGAAGTACCGTTAGATATGGTAAAGTAAAACCAAATTCATCTACTCCAACAGGATATGGTTCAGCAGTTAATATTGAAGAAGGCGTATATTTTATTGCAGGTACATTTGTTTATGTTCCAGCAGGATCTTTAATATTAGACAAATATACAAACACACCTAATTATATTATTGGTTTAAAAGTTACTGAATCAACTGTTGATAGTACAACTGATACTTCTCTTTTAGATAATGCTCAAGGTGTTCCAAACACAGCAGCACCAGGTGCATTAAGATATAAAATATCTACAGAGTTAATAAAAGAACCATTAGCATTAACATCAAGAACAGAAAATAGTTATATTACTCTTATCGTTATTGAAAATGGTAAAGCACAATCAGATAAAACAGATAAAAATACAGGAACAGAATTATCAGAAAGATTAGCAAGAAGAACATTTGAGGAATCTGGTAATTATTCAGTTAATCCATATCAACTAAATGTAAGAGAGCATTTAGATAATGAAGCAGGTAATAACGGTTACTTAACATCAGGAAATGGTGGTAGTGCTACTAAAATTGCAATTGGTGTCGAACCAAACACAGCATATGTGAAAGGTTTTAGAGTAGAAAATACAACTACTAAATATGTTGCTGTTGATAAACCTCGAGGTACTGATGCTAAAATCGATATTAATCAAACACAACAAACATTAAACCTTGGTAACTATATTAAAATAGCTGAGACTGCTGCAATTGGTTCTCCAGATATTACTACATTTGAAACAATTGACTTACATCCTTCTACAAATGGTGGCGGATCTTCATTAGGTACTGCAAGAGTTAGAGGAATAAGCCGAGGTTCATCTGATACTGAACTATATTTGTATATTTTTGATATTAATTTTACATCTAACTCAAGTTCAATGAATGATGTTGCATCTGTTGTTTGGAATGACAGTGGAACAATAAAGTTCAGAGCAAATCTTGCAAGTGATAAAACAATTTTTAGTTCAAGTTTTAATTCATTAGTTTATAAATTGCCATATCGAGCAATTGATACATTAAGAGATCCTGGATCAACTCCAGCAAGTCCATCTTATAATACATCATATGTTGTACGTCAAACATTTACAACTAATGCAACCTCGGCTGCTGATACAATCAGTGGTGCATCGTTTATTAATAATACAAATGTTGTTGCATATATTAAAGATGGTAGCACATACGGTGCTTTAGACGCAAGTCCTACAGCAGCGATTACTGGAGGCGGTTCCACAATTACGTTTACTCAAATTAATGGATCCAGCGTAAGTTTAAGTGGCAATCAACAAATAGTTTATACCGTTGATGTATCTTATACTGGTGCACAACCAAAAACAAAAACAAAAACAACTGAAACTTTAAGTAATCGAACATTAAGTAGCGGTGTTTTATCGTTAGGTAAAGCTGATATTAAAAAGATTACCTCAATAAACCTTACTGGTACTTCAACAAGTGTATTAGATAAATTTACATTAGATAATGGCCAAAGAGATAATTACTATGATATAGGAAAAATTACTCTCAAAACTGGCCAAGTTGATCCAGGAGCAATTGATGTTGTTTTTAATTGGTACGATCATACAGGCACAGGAGATTTCTTTAGTGTTGATTCTTATGATGATACTGAATATGAGACAATTCCATCATTCAATGGTAATATAGGAACAGTACAATTAAGAGATTGTATAGACTTTAGGCCAAGAATTAACGATGCTGGTACGGGTTATGCATCAGGCGCTAATATATCTCTTTCACATGTACCATCAAATAGTGGTAACTTTGTAACAGATCTTACTCATTTCTTACCAAGAATTGATAAATTATATGTCACAAGAAAAGGTGAGTTCAAAGTAGAAACAGGAGTACCAAGTTCAAATCCAAAAGCACCAGCTGTACCAGATGATGCAATGGGTTTATATGATTTACGATTGGCACCTTATGTCTTTTCATTAAATGGAGTTAAACCTAAACTAATAGAAAATAAAAGATTTACAATGTCTGATATTGGAAGTTTAGATAAACGAATTAAAAATTTAGAATACTTTACATCGCTTTCTTTATTAGAACAAAGTGCTGCAGGTATTCAATTAATGGATGGAACAACTGAAAGATTAAAAAATGGATTTATTGTAGATAACTTTACAAACCATAGTATAGGCGATCCAAGTAATCCTGATCATCAATGTTCAGTAGATAAAGCAAATGGAATATTAAGACCTAAATTTGACGAAAGAAATGTTAATTTAATTAGAATGTCAGGTGATAGTGGTAACGTAGTTATTAATGATGGTATAGTAACATTACCTATGGCAACAGATGTTAACTATATCAATCAGCCATATTCTTCAACATTTAGTAATGTTAATCCATATAATGTATTTAGTTGGGCTGGTACTGTTAAACTTTCTCCCGATTCAGATGAATGGAAAGAAGTTGATGTACGACCTGTTATAACAGTTGACGATTCTTCTTCATATGAACAATTTAAAAAGATGGCTGAACAAGAAGGAATTCTTGGTACGGTATGGAATGAGTGGGAAACAAACTGGACAGGTATTGATGTAGATACCAAATCAGAAACCACAGGAAACCCTCGTGCAAGAGGCAGAGAAAACGAAAGAGAAGACGCTAATAATTTTTGGTGGACTCAAGGAGAGCCAGAATTTAATGAAATTAATGGCGGTTTAGGCGAAGATGGTACAGGACAATCTGTTACTACAATTACTACTACAACTACTACTACAGGCCAATCAAGATCAGGTATTAAAACAGAACTTGCATTTGATACAATACAAAAATCTAATGGTACAAAAATTGTTGAAACAAACTTCATACCATTTATTCGTTCAAGAAAAATATTCTTTAAAGCTGAGCTTTTAAAACCAAATACTAAAGTGTATGCATTCTTTGATGGTGCTTCTATTGCAAGTTATATTAAAGAAGAAACATTTACAGACTTTACAACTACTACAGCTAATGTTACGTTTGAAGGAGAAACATCACATCCAGATACTGCTGGAGCTTTAATATCTAATGCATCAGGTGTGGTTGAAGGTTCATTTATTATACCAAGAAATAGTGCTTTAAAATTTGCTACAGGTACAAGAGAATTTAGATTAAGTGATAGTAGTACTAATAATAAATCATTAGAAACTACTTTTGCAGAAGCTCAATATTTTGCTCAAGGTATGCTTGAAACAACTGAAGAAGAGGTTGTGACAACAAAAGTACCAAGATTAGTACAATCAGAATTAAATGAAGATAGAACATTAGTTGATACACAGGTATCAGAAACTACTGAATATATCGATCCAGTAGCTGAAACATTCTTAGTAGATAAAGAAGGTGGTATATTTGTTAAGTCCGTTGACTTATTCTTTAGATCAAAATCAGCTTCTGTACCAGTAAGAGTTACAATTAGAACAACTAAGAATGGTACGCCAACACAAAGAATAGTTCCTGGTGGAGATAAAATCTTATATCCAGGTAGTGTTAACCTACCATCAGATGCAGCAGCAAATAATGGTTTTGGTAATGCTGACGTAGCTACTAACTTTGCATTTGATTATCCAGTATATCTTTCACAGGATACTGAGTATGCAATAGTAATTACTTCTCAATCAGATGACTATGAAGTTTATGTTGCTGAAATGGGTGGTCAAGATTTAACAAATACATCTGAAAGAATTACAAAACAACCATACAATGGCGTGTTCTTCAGTTCAGCAAATGCTTCAACATGGACTCCAGAGCAAAGTAAAGATCTTAAGTTTAAATTAAATAGAGCTTCCTTTGAGCAATCAGGAGCAAAAATTACATTCGCAAATGATATTGTACCACCTAAAAAGTTAATATCAAATCCATTCTATTTTAATGGTACAACAACTGTTAAAGTATATCATAGAAATCATGGTATGTATAGTACAAGTAATGATGTTACAATTGCAGGAGCTACAGGGACAAATGCTACAGCGATGAATGCAACGCATAGTATTGCTGCATTTACACATGACACATATGATATTGTTTTAGGTAGTGCTGCTTCAGGTACTGGTTATGGTGGTGGTGATAGCGCTACAGCAACTGAAAATAGACATATGGATGTAATATATCCATTTATTCAAAACATACAAGTACCAGGAACATCAGCTAGATTTTTCTTAAAGACGCGTACATCAAGAAGTGTTGATGGTAGCGAAAGTGCATTTGCTTTAACAACAGCAGGTACTGATGGATATGAAGTGTTACCAAATAGAAATTATAAATTTGTAACACCTCAAGCAATATATTCAGCAATTAACGAAACAAATAATACTGGTGGTAATAAATCATTTCAGTTAACAGCAGTTTTAACAACTGATAATGAGGCGTTAAGTCCAGTTATTGATATGAATAGATTATCAGTGAATACAATACAAAATATTATTAGTAATAATGGTGGTTCAGAAACAACTGCTACTGGCGGAACTGAAGTTGCAAGATATATTACAAAGAAAATAGAATTAGCTGAACAGGCTGATGTCGCAACTGTATATGTCAATGTTTTAAAACCAGGTGGATCAGATGTTGATTTATATTGGAGAGCTACAGCTGGTGATGAAGATATTACAGCAGTTGCTTGGACAGTTCAAGCGGGAACTGATGGATCAATTCCATTTAATGATACTAATTTCAAAGAAGTTCGATATGATATTGATCCATTTGGAACTGGTTCATCATTTAGTTCTATTCAATTTAAACTGGTTATGCAAGGATCAGTATCTTCGACTCCACCATTGATAAAAGATTTTAGAGCGATTTGCGCGACATAGGAATAAAAATGGGATATAAAAAAATAAAAGAAAATCCAGATTTAGTTAAAGATACAAATTCAGGAGCCGTTATAAATACTAATACTAACGCATTCGTGCAGCGAAGAGAGCAAATGAGAATATCAGCTGAAAAAGATGCTAAGTTAGCTCAATTAGAAAGCGATGTAGCTGAACTTAAAAAAATGATAAAGAAATTAGGTAGTAAATAATGCCAGCAAATAACGAAACAAGAACACTTAAATCAAATACACTAGAACAATTTAGACAAAAGTCTAATGAGGTATCACTACATTTAGGTGATAACTCTCTTATTGATTCTCGTATACTTGATAAAACAGAATCATTTACTGCAGCTGCAGGTCAAAAACTTTTTACATCAAATACATTAAGGTTTGAAATAAAACCAGAAGAATCAATTGATAAAACTACAGCAGTTGCTGAATCATATAATGTTGGTGTATTACAAGTATTTTTAAATGGTACAGAATTAGTACAAGGTATTGCTGCAGGTCAGTTTAAGGTTCCAAACTTTGCTGGTTCAATAGTGTTAAGTAATATTAGCGATGCTGCAGATGTATCTGATTTTGTAGAAAATGCAGTTATATATCAAGGTTCATCTCTTGCAACAGCTAGTTGGCAAGGGACTGTCTTAGATTGTACAACAACTCTTTTAAGACTTAAAACTAAAACAGGATCATTCTCTGCTTCAACATTAATAAAAGTAAATGGAGCATCAGATACTATTTTAGGCGCTAATCATGCTAATCTTAATTCTTCTGATTCAGCATACGGAGTTATGATTGAATTAATTACTGCTGCTTCAGCTAATGATGTAATAAAAGTTGTTTCACATAATATAGTAGATGCAATCAATGAAGTTCAAGATGATGTTGGAGATATTACAGCAATAAATTCAGGTATACCATTAAGATCAGATGTTGTTGTTGCCGTCAATTCATTTAAAGGCGAAGTTGGCAATGCTGTAGATTTAACTCCAGCTGCTAATACAGTAGTAGGAGCAATTAATGAACATGAAACTGATATAGGTACAGTCGCTAACTTAACAACAACTGGAAATGATTTAGTAACAGCAATAAATGAACACGATGCCGAATTAGGAACTATTTCAGCTAGTGCATTTGGAACAACAGCATCAACAGTATCTACTGCGATTGCAGAATTACATACTGATGTCGATGCAAGATTATTCTTAACTAAAGGATCACAGCAAACACTTAATTCAGATATTACATTTACAAATGGAAACACTTTGGTATTTCCTACAGGTTCAACATTAGATATACGAAATGGTTTATTACAA